AAGGAGAGCCCTTTCTATCGCTAGCGTCAGCGGCAGGGGGGTCTCCCCAAGCTCCAGTGAGACGCAAAATGAGACTCAAAATGCAAAAGCTGACCATTATATGCCCGAAAAGTGCTGCGCAGGCTTGTTTTGTCTAATCCGCCGCTATTGGCGCTAAATTCTCGCTATGCCCACATGCGATACCAAAGAACTGGCCGAAGCTCTTGGTGTGACTACCGGGCGCATCAGCCAATTGAAGACGCAGGGACGTTTTGACGGGTGCTTCACCGTTGTCCGTCACAAGATCGAATGGGACAAGGAGGCAGCGGTCAAGGCGTACACCGAAGGCAACCCGCTTGTCTCAACGAGTCCCACGCGTCGCAAATCAGAAGACCTTGAGATTCCCACGTTTAATGAAAGCCGTGCGAAGTCAGAGCATTTCCGTGCGGAGCTGGCTCGCTTGGATCTGGAGGTCAAAGAGGATCAACTCGTGGAAGTTGCTCGTGTGCAGCGGGAGGCTTTCACTGCTGCTCGTGCTGTACGGGATGCTCTGGGTAATATTCCTGATCGCGTCAGCAACCAGTTGGCTGCGGAGTCGGATCCTGTTGTCATCCACCAGACATTGACCGAGGAGATCCGCAAGGCGCTGGAGACGTTGACCGATGCGTGACGGGGCACTGATCTACCGGCAGTCATTTCGCGATGGTCTGCGCCCTGATCCTGACCTGTCTGTGAGTCAGTGGGCGGATCTGTACAGGATGCTGTCCAACAAGGCATCAGCCGAGCCTGGACCGTGGCGAACGGAAAGGACTCCTTACCTCAAGGAGATCATGGACTGCATGTCTGCCAATTCCGCCGTGCAGAAGGTGGTGTTCATGGCTGGGGCGCAGCTTGGCAAGACAGAAGCGATCAACAACGTTGTGGGGTACATGATCGCGCATGCACCCGGACCAGCACTTTTTGTGCAGCCGACGATTGAGATGGCTAAAAGATTGTCAAAGCAGCGGCTTGATTCGCTGATTCATGAGACACCGTGCCTTGCCGATAAGGTCGCTCCTGCTCGAAGCCGCGATTCAGGCAACACGATGTTCAGCAAGGAGTTCCCCGGTGGCATTCTTCTTCTTACGGGTGCCAACAGTGCTACGGGGTTGCGGTCTGCTCCTTGTCGCTGGGTGCTTCTTGATGAGGTTGATGCTTTTCCGAGTGATGTGGACGGTGAAGGCGACCCTTGTGCATTGGCTGAACGTCGTGCGTCAACCTTTTCTCGTCGGAAGATCATCCTTACGTCCACACCAACGGTAAAAGATACGAGCCGCATTGAGGCGGAGTATTTGGCGTCGGATCAACGTCGTTACTTCGTCCCATGCCCGCATTGCGATCACATGCAATGGCTGCAGTGGAAGAATTTGCAATGGCGTGACGGTGACCCAAAGACTGCCGCGTATGTCTGCGAGGCTTGCGGGGCGCACATACCAGAGCACTACAAGAGCGAAATGCTTCGCAAGGGTGAATGGCGTGCGACGGCCACAAGCCAAGATGCAAGGACGGTTGGATTCCATTTGTCCTCCTTGTACTCTCCGCTGGGATGGAAGAGCTGGGAAGAGATTGTTGGTGAATTTCTACGTGCGAAGAACGATGCTCCGTTGTTGAAGACGTTCGTCAATACCATTTTGGGCGAGACTTGGGAAGAAGAAACGGGGGCAAAACTTGGTGCCGATGGTCTTTCTGAACGTGCTGAGTTCTATCCAGCCGGTGAAGTCCCGAAAGGCGCTTCGATCCTGACCGCTGGCGTTGACGTACAGGACAACAGGGTCGCTATTGGTCTTTACGCGTGGGGTGCTGGTGAGGAGTGCTGGTTGATCAGTCACACAGAGATTTACGGCGATCCAGCCGGACAAAAGTTGTGGGAACAAGTTGATGACCTCTTGCTAAGGGATTACCCGCATGCCGAAGGCGGAAGACTGAAAGTTTCAGCAATTGGGGTGGACTCTGGCGGTCACTACACCTCCGAGGTGTACACGTATGCCAGATCCAGGAAAGGGAAAGGAGTGTTTGCTTTGAAAGGACAGTCGGTGCGGAACAAACCGCCTATTGGGAAGCCTTCCAAGGTGGATATTAACTACAAAGGTCAAGTATTGAAAAATTCGGCTGAGGTATTCCCTGTTGGATCTGACACGATCAAGTCAACGTTGTTTGGCCGGCTGAAGCACAACGAACCTGGCGCAGGCTTCATTCACTTCCATGCTGAGGCTGGTCAGGAGTACTTCAAGCAAATCACATCCGAACGTCAGGTTGTCCGCTACGTCAAGGGTTTCGCGATTCGTGAGTGGAAGAAGAAGGCAGGTGATCGCAACGAAGCATTGGACTGTTTTGTTTACAGCTATGCGGCGTTGCACTTCCTGTACATGCGATTCAACAGGAACACGATCTTTGAGCAATTTGAGCGAGGTATTGGCAAGAGCGTGAAAAAAGCTGATACAAGTGACGTATTGCCTGACAAGCCGATAGACTCACCATATCGGCCACCGCAAAGGCGGACGCGGCGCAGCAATCCTTCATTCGTGACGAGCTGGTGAGCATCCTTGTCCCGAACCTGATTTACGCGGGTGACACCGTCATCTTTGACGTACCTGCGTTTAAGGATGCGATTGGAACCAATATCGACAGTGGCACATACACGCTCACGTGGTACGCACGGACGAATACTGCAAGTGAAGGCACGACTGTTGTTGGCACTGCTGAAGGCACTGGTTGGCGAGTGACAGTTCCAGCTTCGACCACCACCGGCTTTGATGCTGGCTTGTGGACTTGGCAGGCGATTGCCACCTACAGCACGTTGCAGTACACCGCTGGTCGTGGTCAGTTCACCGTCAAGGCAAGCGCCAAGTACGCCGGATCACCCGGTGCATTTGATGATCGTTCTCGTGCTGAGATTGACCTGTCTTACGTTGAGGCTGCGATTCGCACGCTCGCTCAAGGCGGGATGGTGCAGGAATATCAGATCGGCGGGCGTAGCCTGAAGCGGTACAAGATGGCCGAACTTCTTCAATTGCAAGACAGTTTGAAAGCTGAAATTGCAATGGAGCGGAAAGCTGAGAAAATCCGTCAAGGTCTCGGCAATCCCGGTCTCGCCAAAGTGAGGTTCCGTTAATGGCGATCTTCGGTTTCGGTCGCACCGGCGCGTTGCAGAAGCAATTGGCTGAAGCGCAGCAGAAGAACAGTTACCTGAAGCGTGCGTATGCCGCCGCTCAGAACAACCGGCTCACCTCTGACTGGATCAGTCAAGCGACATCGGCTGACAGCGAGATCCGAGGCAGCATCAGGATGCTTCGCAATCGCGCCCGTCAATTGGTGCGTGATTCTGATTTTGCAAAGTCCGCCCTTCGTGCTGTCCGCAACAACGTGGTGGGCACCGGCATCAAAATGCAAGCTCAAGTGCGCATGCAGCGTGGTGGGCGCCTTGCTGATGAGATCAACCGTCGCATTGAAGAGGAGTTTGATCGCTGGACTTCTGCCAAGCGTTGCCACACTGGCGGCAAGCTGAGCTGGTATGACATCCAACGCCTCAGCATCACCTCTGTCCTTGAATCCGGTGAAGTCTTCATCCGTCTTGTCAAGCAACCTTTCGGTGGCAGCAAGGTGCCGCTTGGACTGGAACTCATCGAGTCGGATCTTCTTGATGATGATTACAGCGGCATCGAAAAGAACGGCAATGAAGTGCGAATGGGCGTGGAGATTGACAAGTGGGGGCGCCCGGTTGCCTATCACTTCTTTGATTACCACCCTGGCGATTACCAATTTGCTTACGCCGTCAAGGCAATGAAGCGCCGCGTGCGCATTCCCGCTGAAGACATCATTCACTTGTATTTGATTGAACGCCCCGGCCAGACGCGTGGTGTTAGCGCGTTTGCTACGGCGATCATGCGCCTGCGCAACTTGTCTGGATACGAAGAAGCGGAGATTGTCGCCGCTCGCGCCAGCAGCAGCATGATGGCGTTCGTCAAGACGCCGGATCAGGAGCTGTTTGAAGATGGCACGTTTGATCAGGAGTCTGTCCTCGACTTCTCACCCGGCAGCATCCGTCGATTGGCACCCGGTGAAGAAATGCAGTTCTTCACGCCCAATCGCCCTGATGATGCATTCACTCCTTTTGTGCAGCAAATGCTGCGAGCTGTGGCTGCTGGGATTGGTTGTTCTTACACGCAAGTCAGCTCAGATTTCTCTCAAAGCAACTACAGCTCTTCACGACTGGAACTGCTCGAAACAAGAACGCATTACAAAACCCTCCAGCAATACCTGATCGAAGCGCTGTGCGAAGAGGTCTACGAGAAGTGGATTGAAATGGCAGTGTTGGCTGGCGTTCTGGATCTGCCAAATTACGACAGCAACCCTGAGCGTTACGAAGAAGCCAAGTGGATTGCACCCGCTGCTCAGTTCGTTGATCCGCAGAAGGAAGCCGCTGCGTACAAGGAACTGATCCGTTCAGGCATCATGACGCTGTCGCAGGTGATTGCTCTGCACGGTGGTGACTTTGAGGATCAAATGCGTCAACGCCAGCATGAACTTGCTGTTGCTGATGAGTACGGCATTGTCCTTGATACTGACCCGTCACAAGTTTCAAACAGCGGTGTCTCACAACCTGTTCCTGTTGCTCCTACTGAACATCCGGTAGAACATGAGGAAGAGCCTGAACTTGAGGACATCGACTGATGGCAAAGGTTGGCGACAAGACAATTGACCTGATGCCAACCGAAGGCATGAAGGCTGAAGCGCGTCGTTATCGCGCATGGAAGAAAGATGGTCGCCCCGGTGGCACTGATGTTGCTGCTACGCGTGCCAGTCAGATCCTATCAGGTGACGAACTGAGTCCTGAGACTGTCATCACGATGGCCGCATGGTTTGCTCGCCATGAGGTTGACAAGCAGGGCAAAGGGTTCCGCCCCGGTGGTGATGACTATCCCTCGCCTGGTCGCGTAGCATGGGCGGCATGGGGTGGCGATTCAGGTCAGTCTTGGAGCAACATGAAATCCAAAGCCATTAAAAAAGCACAAGAGCGTGCCATGGAGATCAACGAAGAGATCGTCGATGGTCGCCCCTACCCCAATGAGCATGCTGCTCGCCTGACTGATCCTGATCAGTACGACAGCATCCGCCGCGTCAATGATGAATTCGGCGCTGGTATTGATGCCATCTACGGAATCAAGGATGGCACCTCTGAACTGCAAGCGATTCGTTTTGATGCTGATCGGTTTACGCCTGCCGAGGCTCGTGAATGGCTCACTGATCACGACTTTGATGCGATGATGTTTGAAGAAGCCACGGGTGAGCGTGAAGAAGAGCGTGCTGCTCCCGATGGCGTCAAGGTTGGTGATTTTGTTGAATGGGATTCAAGTGGTGGCACCGCACGCGGCAAAGTTGAGCACGTAATGCGCGAAGGTGTACTTGGTGTTCCTGATTCTTCGTTTAGCATTAACGCATCCGAGGAAGATCCCGCCGCTTTGATTCGCGTGTACCGCAAAGACAGCGAAGGTAGTTACAAAGAGACCGAGACTTTGGTCGGTCATAAGTTCTCTGAACTTCGCAAAATTGCTGCGTTGCGTTTTTTTGAAGGCGAAACCCTCAAGCGTTCGCTTGCTACTGAATTCCGCTCTGAAGGCGAAGATCGCACGCTGGAGTTCCCATTTGCCAGTGAAGCGCCTGTTGAGCGTTACTACGGCATGGAAGTGCTGAACATGGATGAAAAGTCCATGGATCTCAGCCGTCTGAATGATGGCGCCCCACTGTTGTATCAACACGACGCAGACAAGATCGTCGGTGTTGTGCAGAAGGCATATATCAAAAATAAGCGTGGTTATGCACGCGTCAAACTCGCGAATAACGAACTAGGTCGCGAGATGCAGGAGCTGATCAAGGATGGAATCATCCGTAACGTCAGCTTCGGCTACAAGATCAATGCCATGGAAGCCGATGAGTCCACATCACCTGTGACTTATCGTGCTACCAACTTCCAACCGTTCGAGATTTCGCTGGTGACCGTGCCAGCGGATGCGTCGGTTGGCATTGGTCGCGCCTTCAACAATAATGAAGGCGTCAATACGGCGTCAGCCGTGGAACACAACCCCAACGGAGTTATCACCGTGGATCAACCCCTCAACGTTGAGGCTATCCGCGCTGAGGCTGTACAAGCCAAGGCGAAGGAAGTTGCCGAAATGATCGCTCTTGGTCAACGCACCAAGAACATTGAAATGGCTCAGGAGTTCATTTCCAACTCCCGCAGCCTTGATGAGCTTCGCTCTGCCCTTCTGGAGAAGATGGGTGTTGAGGAGAAGCCTCTGAACCCGAAAGATGCCGAGATTGGCATGTCGGACAAAGAGAAGCGTGACTTCTCCTTCATCCGCGCCATCAACGCTCTTGCTCACCCCAACAGCCAAGAGGCTCAGCGTGCTGCTGCTTTCGAAATGGAAGTCAGCCGTGCCGCTCAGCAGAAGTCTGGCAAGGAAGCTCGTGGCATCCTGATCCCCGCCGATGTGCTGGGTTTTGGCCGTCGCGACCTGACTGTTGGTTCCGCCTCCGGTGGTGGTGACCTGGTTGCCACTGAACTGATGAGCGATAGCTTCATCGATCTGCTCCGCAAGGCTCTTGTGCTGCAGACCGCTGGTGCAACCGTGATGACCGGTCTGCAAGGCATGGTTGCTCTGCCCCGCCAGAGCGGTGGTGCCACTGTGTACCACGTTGCCGAGTCCGGCTCGATCACCGAGGGTCAACTGACCGTCGACCAGGTGACGATGCAGCCGCGTACCATTGGTGCCCTGACCGATTACTCCCGTCGTCTGCTGCTTCAGTCCAGCATCGACATTGAGAATCTGGTTCGCCGTGACCTGGC